TCGAATGTATGCAGACGGACAACTCATGGGAACTTCAGGTATACATAAAGTATTTGGAGTTAAAGATTATTCGCCCCCTCAATTACCTAGCTTTATTAAGAGTAATAGTTTCGAGTATTCTTCCACTACAGTAGATGGACCAACTACGTTACATGATGGGCCACGCCTAAATCCCTTCTATACTCCGTGGATTGTAGGAGGAGGGTATACTGATGGAATGTATAAGTGGGGTAATTTTATGGGAGGAGATTACGGAGGAAAAACAAGTGGATTACGTGGGTTCTTAGGTAGTTTAAAATTCTACTCACGAGCCCTAAATAATGAAGAGGTAGATCAAAACTATAAAGCTCAGAAGGGGTACTTTAAGACTATACAAACATCAGGTAATTAAATGGGAGCAAACACAACAGTAAATTATTATGGAACACCTTACTCTCCACTAACTAAAGAGTATATTTCTGATAAGTTAATAGGAGGAAGGGGGATTGCATTTCCTACGGGAAGACTCAAAACCAAGTCGGGTTTTTGTGCTGCAAATACAGGAGTAACGAAGGTAAAAGACGCGCTTCATCAATTGCTAAAAACAGAGCGGGGGGAGAGGTTAATGCTTCCTAAATTTGGGTGTAATTTGAAAAAGTTTTTATTTCAACCACTTGATGCAATAACGTTTCAGCAGATTAAAGAGGAAGTTTTATTCTCTTGTTATAATTATTTACAAGGAGCGACTGTTCAGAAAATTAGAGTCCTTAAAGGATCGAATGTTGGAAATTTCGGAACTGCTTCAATTTTTATTTTATTAGTTCTTAAACTAACTGAAGACGGCACTATTTTTAGTGAGGAGATAACTGTACAATGAGTTTTTCAGGAACCGTAGCATCTGATTTTATGAAGTTGGCTAAAGTGCCGACATGGAAAAAGCCTCAGTACATTGATTTTGCTGCGAGTGATTTTCTTTCTCTAAGAGATTCGTTAATTAACTATATTAAAGCAGTTTACCCACGGGAGTACGATTATTTTGCGGAATCCGATTTAGGGATGATGCTTATTGAGTGTACAGCATATATGGGTGCCGTCATGTCAATGAAAGCTGATATGCTTGCAAATGAAAACTTTTTTGCTACTGCTAGACAAAAGAGTAGCGTAAAAAAGCTTTTAGAGCTTATCGGAGTTAGAATGAGAGGCCCCCTTTCTGCTGCAGCAGACGCTAAGGCAACCTTCACTGCATCTCCAACAGGAACTACCCCTAGGTATGTTCTTACACCGAGCCAGAGAACATTTACGATAAATTCCCCAGAAGATGGAGCGCAGTTAACGTATACTCTCTATAAAACGGTTAATGGTTATGTAGAAGATGCAAATGCTACGGGAGATGTAACCTTATATTGGAATGAGTCTGATAACCCCGCAGCCGCATCTAACCCTAGCAGCGTATACACTAACCTAGTACTTCAAGAAGGTGCATTCGTAACGGATACAGGTGATTTTGCTGCTACTGAGGGAATAAAAACAATTCCCCTTACTCAGTCTCCTGTAATTGAAGGGAGTGTATCTGTATTTCTTCAAGATTCCCAGTCTGCAGCGTCAGGAGCGTATACTGAGGTCGATAATGTTTATTTTGCCTCAGGAGCAGGGGATAAAATTTTTGAAATTGTGTATGATGATAGTTACGGTGCCACAGTCGTTTTTGGAGATGGTACGGTAGGGGTTTCTCCTAATGCTACTGCCTCTTATTTTGTGACGTATCGTGTAGGTGGTGGATCCCGAGGAAATCTTCTACCTCACGCTGTAGATATATCTATGAACGCTACTACAGACTCGACCCCCCTGACTGCCCAGGTTCAAAATATCTCAGTCGCGGCGGGTGGTGCGAATGCAGAAAGTATAGCTAATGCTAAAAAGTATGCGCCTCTCACATTTGCTAGACAAGATCGTTTAGTAACTTTAGAGGATTATAAAGTTTTTGCAAATACTCATATTGCAAGTGTAGGAACTGTAGGAAAAGCAAATGCGGTTACACGAAAAGCGTACTCATCAGCGAATGTTATTGATATTTATATTTTAGAAAAAGCCTCTGATCTTCAATTACAAAAGGCCACTCCCTCCTTTAAGAGGGATCTTTTAACTGCTATTAATAAAAAGAAAATGGCAACAGATGAGATTGTGATTGTTGATGGTTTAATTAGAACACTAGATTTGGTAATTACGGTTAGTGTTGATAAGGAAGAGAAACTAAATCAATCCTCTATTATCTCAAAAGTTAGAGGTAAGATTTTAAAATATATGAACGCTGATAATAGAGATTTTGGAGAGCCTCTTGTTATTAGCGACTTAAATAGAACTATTTTTGAAGTAGAAAGTGTTAGAATGTCATCTATTGATAATATTAGTGATAATATTTTAGTAGATTTTAATGAGATTATCCAACTTAACAACTTAACAATCGTATTTAATTACCTAGACTGATGGGCGAGAGTCGATTTACTCCCAATAAGAGAACATACGCAAAAAGAAATTTTGTTGATATTCTCGAACAGCTTACTCCCGAGGTTTATCAAACAGAAGACCTCACTATGAGTGGGAAGGGAGTAGGCGTAGCTTCTCAATTAATTAATGCAAATGTTAGAGTTGCAAATAATATATCACAAATTCTTCCCATTTCAGCGGTCCCGTATTCACAAACCTCTAGTCTAAATAATATCTCAGGTATATCGCAATATTTTGTAAAACAAAATGAGCTTACTAAACTATCTCCTTATATTTTAGAGACTAAAATTCTAAATCCCTTAGGAAGAAGTATTACCGAGTTCACAACGAGCGCGGGATTTGAGGAATACCTCTCTGGGACCCTCCTTCCCATTATCCAAAATGACACCAACAGTTTAATTGAGAACATTACAGTTGTTTCAGCGTTAAATGGAAACTCTGAGCCTAGTGCGGTTCATAATTATTTAACGGATGCTTTAGGGTGGTTTTATTTCCTTAATACCTCAGGAGGGGCTGATCTTAATAGAGATTGGGATCCCTCTTCCTATGTTCTGTCCGCATTTAATAGAGTGTATTTAGGAGACTCGTTCACTACTGTAGATGGGGTGAAGGGATTAATGAATCTGATTTGGAGAAACTACGGCATGAGTTCTCTCTTTGGAGAAATTACTGCTATACCTCCTGATCTTATTTCTGGTACGGCTTTATACACTAGCGGAAACCAGCAATTAGAGAAGTTAGAGACGATGGCAGACATCGTATATTCACCCCTGTATATCGATTCGCAGGACTATAAGGTCCAGAATACTTTTAACGATTTTATGGATGCGGGGACTTACATTGTAGATCAAACCTCCAAAGGCCCCCATCGTAAATTTTTAGAAGCTATCGGATATAGTATGACAGATATTATGGATCAAGTGGATAACCTAGGCTTGATCTATGACATTGAAAATGTCCCTGATAACTTTTTAGAGTATACGGCTCAGTTAATTGGGTGGAAGTTATTTGGACACTCAACTGATAAGTGGCGACAGCAGTTACGGAATGCGGTAGAGGTTTATAAGAGAAAGGGAACTTTAGATAGTATTCAGTATGTAGTAAATTCTCTAATCAAAAATTCAGTATTTGATGTTTCAGGAAACGTGCAGGAGTTATGGGAATCCTATATTCCTTTCTTATGTTGGTACGCGCTCGCAACGGAAAGTCCTCATTTCTCCAAGATGACGAGTTGGACGCAAGCTAAAGCCAATAGGGCAGGAGTGTATACATTCTCTCCTAGTAGCTTAGTGGATAATATCAAACTTACTGTTGATTATATTCTTCTAGATCTTTATAAGGCATACCCAGACCACTTTATCTTCTTTGGAGATAAGTTTCCAGTCTATAGGTTTGTAACGGTTAATAAAGACGGCACCGCAGGAGACTTGTATACTACAATTTATGAACCAAACGCTAAACCGTATCACTTTCATCCGCGCTCAAGTAGACGCTTTAAGGCTTTAGGAGAGCAAGCAAAACAGCACAAAGAGTGGAGACAGTTTCAAGCCGCAATAAGTTACGGACCTTTCGGACCTGGAGTTTACATGGCAGGGGAAGAACACCCCACCGATACTAGACCCACGTATTTATCAGCAACGGGTGATCCTTATTTTGTTTTTTCTTTCCGTCAACAAAAGAACTTTCCCATTCCCCCGTTTGAGGAGGAGAAATATTACCGTGATTGTTCTATGACTGCGGACATGTTGGCGTTTTTAATGAATCGCTTAAAATGTTTCGGTGTACAGAATCCGTTTAGGGACCAAATGCATGACTATATTTTAAGCAGTACGGTCACAGCGAGTTCTAATTTAGGCAGTCTTAATGAGTGGCTCTTCTTTGATACTTCTTCTCACTTACCTCCAAACTATGATAAGATTTTATGGAACATTTCTAAGTATACTTATAATGTTTTAGGATTGTGGAATGGAAAATCTTCTCACCTTTTCGTTGATTATGATAATACGGACTTTAATTTTGCTAAGACTACCTTAGAAGGAGACTCTAAGACTGCTCTTTATGAGGCTGCTAGAATTATAAAGAGGTTTGTTCCTGCGCACGCTATTCCTCGCATCAATATTAATGCAAGTGCTTCTGAGACTCTATCTTTTTCCGCTACGAACTGGGATTATGTTTCTTTAAATAAAGGGGATAACGGATTTCCTAAACTAGGTACCTCTTCTGTTTTGGCAGGTTTTGAAACGAGTGGTGTTGATATGGGAGGCCCTCCAGGATCACATCATGGAAGAGATCAATTCAATACCTTTAAGCGAGGAGATGTTGATGTATTTCCTGACGATTTAATCTCGTCTTCCTTAGCACTTACCAATGTTCCCCGCAGAGCTTTAAGGCGAAGAAATTATAGGTTCCTCTTACCTCAGGAGGGATACCATGATCGAGGAGGATTTAACGGTCCCGTCAATTGGGATACTTCCACTATGGAATTTGGTCTACGAGGAGGAGAGGAACCAGCGTCAGGCTTAGGAGAACTTACTCTTGGGTATCTCTACTCAGCTAACGCCTTCTATCCCATCCACGACGTAGGAACTCTGTCAGGCGTTTGGCATCAGTGTGAGGATTTGGGCTCACCACGGAGCTTCTCAGGGGCTCCTACGAGCAGGACGTACCCCTACCGTGGACTAAGCTCTTCTCCCCTTCTTGGACTGGGTGAGAAGAGGTGGACAAACATAGGAAACTTTAAATTTGCGGCATGGGGAACACCTGCGGCTGGGGGTTTAAACATGAATGATTCTACTGATATGGATTCTACCATTATCCGTGTCAGTACTACTAACCAAGCGGGAACAAGTTTACATACTAATCCAAATGGAACCTTTAATCCAATCAACTTAAAGAGTGGAGATAAGATAGCAATAATTAGCACAGCCCCTACGACTAATGCATCTGAGAGGCTTGTATTTGATGTTACTGGTACAGCTACCTCAGCCGAGAATTACTTTAATTTACCTGTTTCCTATGCGTATGGAGATGATTCTAACTTCTGGAATCACTCAAGTGATTATGCTGATGTGTACATCATAACCACAGAGGGAGGCCAAGCGCATCATCAAGATAGAGGCCAACTACCTCCAATATACGCAACCATGCATAAGCTATATGAGCGTCAAGCTCTGGAGATGGCAAAGAATCTAATTGCTAGTGACCCCTCGGCATATTCTGCGAGCGCAGATTGGCGTAACATGGAGCAATCTCTAGCAAATTCGGGAATCGCAAGTGGGTATACTGGGGACACTTTTGATATCTATAGAGACTTCAAGTTCGGTAGAGGACTTCATAAAACCTTTGCTGACTACTGCTTCTACTATAATCGACATGCTTTAGGTAGAAATGAGATGTATAATACAGGTCCTAATATCTTTGCCCACATATTTGGACAGGGTTTATACAATTGTGATTTCTCTATAAAGGGAAAATATGTTTCTCCGACGCTGCAGGGAAGCTTTATAGCTTCTAGCATAAACTCGTCGATCCCTATTAACGGAGGAGCTTCAGGGGTATTCTCCACATCTGCTGTGTACGCCGTGGATACGCCTAATGGTTATGCCTCTGGAACTTACATTGCTAGTGCTAGTGACCAATACGTTCTTCCTATGTCGGGGACGTTTATCCCAGGAAAAGATCTTAACGCAGAGTTTAGAAATGCTAAGATTCTTAGCGGTATTGAATTTGTACAAACTTCAGGAGCCCCTTCGTCTAATGAATTTAGAATCTTTAAATTAGATCCCTCTTTTGCTGTACCAGAGCAAGAGAATTTTTTAATTCAGAATACAGTAATTAAGCAAAAGTCTCATGGAGGATTACCGAGAGTAAGATTTGATTTATCGTCTTATGGTCCAAGAAGGAATTACTTTATTCAAGATCACACATTCTCTTTATGCATTAGTGCTTTAGTAGGAGATGATAATAGATACGATACAGGAGGGGAACGTATGGGTGTTTGGATCCACACTAATGCTACCTCTGGGTATATGTGGAGTTTTGTGCCTAACAGTTCTCCTTATGTTACTGAAAGTAATCGCCTCGTAGATGGTAGATGGATTTTCCATAAAGAATCAGATTTAAGTATTAGAGAAGTAACACAAAATCTAGCTTTCATCCATTCATTTGAACATAAGAGAAAGAGAGAAAGAGAGGACGAAACGTACAGGTGTTTGGGAAATATAGATGTTTACGGCTCGGATACTGTGAATAATGCGTCTTTACTTGATCTAACAAGCAGAGATTTAAGTAAGATAAAAATTAAATTTGATACTAGAAACTATTCCATCTATAATAATATGGAATATTCACAGGTTATTCCTGTTCCTGAAGAGGTGTACAAATTCGATGATGGGGTTCATACTTCTGCGACCAACTATTATGTGGAAGTTTTTCTGATGCCTACAGTTGATTATAATAAATATCTATTAATTGATAATATTCAATTATATGATGAGACTCAAAGGGATAACGCAGGGATAGGAACGGGGTATGGGATTAAAACCAAAGGGACGCCGCTGCGTCCATTTGTAAAAGAAGATAAATTAGAGTTAGAGAGAGACGAAGTGCAAAACGTATTAAAATTCTTTACAGGGCTTATGGGGTCAGGGGTAGGTATGTACGCTACTACGTATGCATCTAGGGATAAGGATATTACGTCTACCATTATGGAGCATCGTGGAGGAAGCCGCATCAACTACAGACTTCATCCTTACTGGATGCCTTATGCAGTCGCCGATGCCAAGGCTCACGCTACGCCTAAGACCGACCAACTAATTGATTTGGAGGTGCGTAACTGATGAGAGGCCAGATTGAAGTTTACTCAGGAGACAAGCTTCTTTTAAGGGAGAGTAATCTCATCATGGATGGAGCTAGTGAACTCCTAGCTGACATAATGAGTATATCCCCGTCAGTGTCTTCTTTAGGCAATTCTGATTGGAACACAGATAAAAATACTAGCTCTATATTGGATGCATCAAACTATCGAATTGCTGCAATATCTTTTGGTACTGCTGCTAGTTCTTATCAAAATAACGCTCACGAGTACTTGGAAAATAAAGCTCTTTTACTTTCAGGAAATACTGGCTCACGGTTTAGAGGAGCCTCGGCTCTCTGCTTATATCTTCAATATGGAGGAGATAGCGCAAATAATGACGGTGATCCAGTAGGTGGTTTAGCACAATCATATAACCCTGTTCCAGCGTTAACAAGTCCTCCTAACCCCGCTCTGTCTGGGCTTGAAGTACAAAGTGATGTATCCGCAATCGTAGGAGCTATCCCAGTCAGTTCGGTTATCGCAGGTAATGGACAGAACTTAAATCTCATCCCTAGAGAGTATCACTACGCTCGACTCCTAAACACAGATCTTTCTTCTCTTTCTAGTGTAGCTGCATCATTTATAGGCTGTTGGCCCGAAGGGAGCGGGGCAGGAGGTACGGGGGTATCTGGATTTTCGGGTACAGACTTCGTTCCTGGGGATGTGTGTTATAGTCGAACCTTTACTGGTCATTTCAATGAAGCATCGTCTATGGACACTTCAGGCTTTGTGAATATGATTATGTCCAGTGTACCTAATACAGACGGAGGGCATCCAGACGGATACGGTTTAAGTAGTGCTTTTAGTGGGCTCACCTTATCCGCAAGTGTAGACTCCAATATGTCGTGGTCCAGCACAGGAGAGGTTGTTCATATCGTTGGTATAGGCGCAGATGATTTGGCTATGGCAACATTGTATGGAGGCATATATAATATGGGACTTTGGACTATTGATGTAGGTAAAACACTTCAAGAAGGAAATACTCCCCCTTATTCCTTTGATCCCCTAAATAATCCTAGGAAGTATAGACTGTTTTCTACTAAATCGTTGACAAAAAATCTGGGTTATGCTAGAACTGTTCAAACAGGTACCGCAGGAACTATCTATCCTGCCTTAGATAACTACGAAAACCTAGTTATAAAATGGAGAATATATTTTAATCAATTAGCCACATGAAAAGTTTTACAGAAGAAATGGGAATTACAGGACACCTTACTATCATTAAACAATATACTGATGGTCAGGAAGAAGTGGTATTTGATGATCATAATATTATTGTTTCAGGAATGGGGACGGGATTAGCTGCATTGTTTACAGGATCTGGTTCTAACTCAATTTTAGATTATCAAATTG